GATGCTACCATCGCACTGGAGCCAGGTGCCGCCGCCCACTTCGTCCCAAGCGGTTGCGATGAATCTGCTGTGAGAACAAAGGTATCCGTTCCCACTGCCAAACGCGTTGCAATACCGCTCGCGCCACCGGCAATCAGATCGCCCTTGGCCGTCATCGGGTTACTCATGCCCGGAGTAGCAGTATTGACCAGCAAGATAGTCTGGAAATTGAAGTCGCCGTGGAATCCAGTTCCGTCCGTCATCGCAGGCGAGTAAGACGCGGATGCCGTCACAGCACCGCTGACAGAGAGCGTTTCCAGATAATGTGCGCAGGCCGTCTTTTGTCCATCCGTGGCGGTTCCAGCCGCCGTGCCGCGATCCCATGCACAGGTGCCGACAGAACTAGCAGACACCCATCCCTGACTTGCGAAATAAATGGCCGTATATCCGCTCAAGCCCGAGGCTGCGGTGAGCGCGGTAGGAAGTGAACTTTGCGCCCTGCTGGAAATGACGCTTACCACCGACGAGCCACTTCCAATGAATACATCAATCGAAGCAACCCACAGCGTTGCCGATGACAGGTCAACATAGCCGGTTGAGATATCTCCGCTGGTAAGCACCTTGGCATAGCTGCCGCCATTCCAAAAGGTGCCGCTGCCGCTGCTGCTATCAACTACTGACCAACCGGACGGAGCCGTCGGAATGGTGCCGTTCGTGGTGGCGAAGCAGATGAGGGCGTAATCTCCCGCGACCGATCCGGCAGGGAACGTTATGCGTGGAATGGATGCGGTGCCGGTCGCGGTGTTGCTGTAGGCGGAATGCGCACGCAGGCCAGTGCTCGATGCACCCCCGCTCGGCGTCGCAGCAGCAACGAACTTGCCGCTGGAATCCGTCCCCACATAAGCCTGCGAGGTTGGCACCGCCCCGCCGTTCACCTTGACGACCGTGGGATTCGGGTAAGTGCCGCTGAGGTCACCACCTGCCGATCCGGTTGGCGGGGCACCGCTGACCGAAAGGGTTCCATCGCTCGCGACATTGATAGTGGTGCCGTCCGGTTTGACCGTGCCGCATAGCGATGCCGTCGCTTTCTTCGGGTACGCGGTGATGGATTGCAGCGGCGTGGCACCGTCGCTGACGAAGGTTACGTTCTGGTCGCCCGAAGGTGCAGCTGGCAAGATCTGATTGAGCAGAATGCTTGTCGTGGGGGCGCTCATCTAGATGACCTGCACAGTCTGCGGCGCAGGCCATCCGCCAGCGATTCCGCTCACCGCCGAGCCACCCGGCAATGCGAGAATTGCGCCCATGTAGGTATTGCCCAGCACACCGACGAGCGAGTTGCTTGTGCTGGCCGTCGCGGTCAACGTGGGACTGCCACTCTCACCCACCTGCGTAGCGTCGGCAATCGTGACGTAATACCATGTCGCGACCGAGGGCGCGGTGATGGTCAGCGTGCGTGCCGCATAGTTCGCGATGATGTTGCCGAAGGTCACCGCAACCGCCGCCACATGGATCGTGGTCGAAGTCGGCTGCGTCAGCGCAAGGGCCGGCAAGTTGGTATACGTAAGCACCAGCGAGTTGCTTGCCACGGCAAGCGTGTTGTCTACCTCATCCCAATCGGAGATGCCGCCAGTCAGACTGGCAAGCCCACGGACGCGCACGTCGTAAGCTGTCCCGACCGTCACCGGCGTGATCGTTAGCGACGTAACGCTTGGCGTCACCATGCCAGCCGCGAGCCAGTTGCCGGAAGCGTGAACGGCGTACTGTGCTTCTATCTGAGTTACACGCACATCGGCGGGAGCCGTCCATGTGGCGAGTAGAGCAGGGGTCACCTGACCTTGACTGCCGAAGATGGCCGTCGAGTTCGAACTACTGACCGCTAGTGCCGTAGGTGGCGCGATAGCCGAAGGAATGGTCGGCGGTGCGGGAGGCCATCCGGCGTAGACCGGCAGGGTGTTCGCGGGAACGCCCTCGACGGTCATCTCTTCAAGACTGGCGTCCCACTCGTAGATGCTGATGTCGGTCTCGGCAACCTGCATGGTCAGCTTTTCTCGCGGTGCGGTGGTGCCATCGCCGTATTCGATGGAGCTACTCGCGCCCACAATCTCAAGCGTCTTCCCCGTCCAGTTCATCGCTGGAAACGTAAAGCTCATCACGTCGCACGCTTGCATAACGAATGCCTTTTGCATCATCGCAAGCGTGCCGGAACCCTGAAAGCGATTGCGTAACAGCGCAATCTTCGCCAGTCGTTGCGCCTGCGTCACAGAAAGCACGCTGCGCAGCGTCAGTTCCAAGGGCAACAGATTCGAATAGGGAACCCAATCGGTCGGAGAGGTCGCGGGATCATGACCGGCGTTTGCGGCAATCAGCGACTTGTACATCACGCCGCTCTCGCTCACTACATCGCCAAGGTTGTAGCCTGTGCCGCTGACCCATGCGCCGATGAGTTGGGAATCCTCTTCAAGATATGCATCGCTCGCATAGCCGTGCAGAGTGTCTGAGGCATACTGCGGGAAAGTCGTCGGAGTGAAGGCGTAGGCAAAATTGTTCTGAATAGTCCCGTTGTAGAACCCGTTGGCGTCATACAAATTTCCGGCCGTATTCCAAGGCCAGTTTGGGGCGATATACGTCCCATTGACGCGATTGAACAGGTCTTTCAGACTGCGGCCAGCCCATTGCAGCGGCCCTGCGAGCGCACCCGCATCGAAGCTGAAGCTCGGCCCTTGCCAATATGCGGGGTAGAAGTACCACTCGCCACCGGGCATGGAGACTCTGCCGCCCATCGACTGCATCATGGCCGTCAGCGCGTCACCGGGAGCTACGGAGGAGTCGTAATGGAAGTGACAGCTATATCGTGCTTCGTCGCTGCCCGTCGCCTCGACGGGAACCATCTCGTCGCACACATTGGCGGCGGCGATTAGTTGCGCTACTGAGCCGGAATCTTTGAACGCATCTACGTCACCCAGCCCATAGGTCGTGTCGAGTACGACATCGGCACAGATCAGCGCGGGGTTCGTGCTGTATCCCTTGGTCCCGGTGCGCGGGTCATAGATGTCGTTTTTGCCGCGAACGGTAAATTTGACCTCGACGCCGCCCGGTGTGTTGGGGAACATCGCCGTGTCGTACTCAAGTTTTAGGTAGACATAGGCACAGCCCAGCAGCAACGGTGCTTCTGCGTCCCAGAGGGTGTCATTGCCGGTCTGGATATTCGGAGCCCATCCCGGTGCGAAGTTCGGACCAGCGGAGGTTGCGGTCTGATCGCCGAAGCGTGGCTCGCAGTAGACCAGCGTGCCGAAGTTATATTGGGCACCACCTGGGCCGGTGTGGGTGCTACCTGCGGCATTGCCGCCGAAGTTCACGCCATTGCGTGTGGTGTTGCCGTGACTGCCGGAATCCCAGAAGACTTGGCGACCGTCGAGGTACAGATTGACGATGGAATCAATCTCGTGTCCGGCAATGACGATCAGATAATTGTTCTGGTCGAGATGACCTCCGGTTGTTGAAAGGTATGCATAGATGCCACCGACGCGCTGCTCGCCATAGATAATCTGGCGGAAGGGCGCAGCTTGACGAATCGTGTAGCCACTGCCCTGCGTCGAGGTCAATGCCTGCGCGACCGCAGCCGTCTCCATAGCGATACCCGTGACGACCAGCGTTTCTAACGCCTTGTCGAACCACGGGCTGGCGACCAATGCGGGGTCGAGAAACGCCGCAACCCCCATCAGCACTGCCGCGCCGAGAAGTGCTGCACCTTCGATTGCCCTAGACATGCCACGACCTCCGAATCAGCGTCGGAGTAATCAGCAGCTTCACAATTCCCGTGTCGGACATGCTGATGACGTGGCGTCCGCTCAAATGCACCAGACCGGCAATGAGCCGACCGCCGTTTTCGAACACCACCAAATCGCCGCGCTGTGCCATCAGCGGGTAAGTCCACTCGACAAGGCCATGCTTGGCTGCGCACCATGCCGCTGCATCCGCGACGGCGGTCTTCGGGTCTGTGCCGATGCCGGTCACCGTCTGGATCAGCGCAAACGCTGATGCTTCGTCGCTGTACTTCCCGCGAAAGTCATCGGCAATGTCGGTGCCGGTAAACGCGAGAATCGCGTCAGCAGGGAACAGGCAGCAATCGTTAATGCCCCACGCAAAGGGGGTACTCGCCCGTGCGAGGAGAAAGTCGTGCAAGGCACGGGTGGCCCAGTGCAGTTGTCGTTGTAATGGCATAACCGGCTACCTAAGAACTCGGTAGCTGGTTCTTTACGTGCCGGTCTTGAGCGCGATGTCCTGAATCTCTTCGATCCAGTTGAAGCCTTTGTCAGCCGGATATTGGAGATGCTGGTCTGCTGCGGTATAGCGGCGATAGCTCGCACGACTGAGGTTCACAATGCGACTTTCCAGCGAGAGCGAAATTGCCAGTGTCTCTGCGGAAATATCGAATGCAGGCTTGTCCACGTAGCCACGAAACACCTGATATGGTGTGCCGTAGATTGCGCCGTCTTTCCACAGACCGCGCCATATTCTTGCTGGCGCACCGAGTTGAATGTCGGAGAGACATTCCGCAAGCAATGAGGGGTCGATGCCTGACAGTGAGACCGTCGTACCGTTGGCCTCGACTCCGGTGCTCTCGATGATGGTGCCCACCTGACCGAGCGACCCCACGCCCACGAAGGTATTGCCGTTCCAAACCAGCGAGCCCACGCCCGACCAGACATACTTCGTCGCGGTCTTGAACGTGAGCATCACCAAGCGAATCGGCATGATGGTGCCAGCGGCTAGACCCGCTGCGTAAGTTACGTCAAGATCACGAGCCATCAGCGATACTCCTGTATCGGGAAGCTCGTCTTCGTCAGACGGGCAACATCCGCGCTCCATACGCGGTCGTTCGAAGCAAGCCGAAACAGCCCCTTAGCACCTGTGAACGTGAGACCGCCGTTATCCAATGCAGGCGTGCCGGTGGCGTACCCAGTGGATGGGCAGAAAATGCCGGAACACCCGGCAAGAACACCGCTTTGCTCAACAGTGAACGGAAGTGCCCATGCCAACCCTTGGCCACTAGGCACGGCGAACGGCGCTGCTATCTGCGGATCGGTGTGCGGTGTCGCACTGGTGTAGTAAATGGCGAACCCAATAGCAGTCGCGTTCACCACGTCAGTCAGCCCATCGACGTTCGCCGTGGTATTGAGCAGAATTTTTATCTTGTAGGCAGACAGCGCAGCCAGAGATGTTCCGATGCTTGTGTCGTAGAAGAGCGTGCTGGTGAACGTCTGGCTACTAGGGTCGGACGGCACCGTGAATCCGTGACCTTCCGAGACCGCTCCAAAAGATGCACCGCTGTTCCCATAGGTGTAATAGCTGTCAGCAACGTCGTGCGTTGCACTTGCCACGATGACCGGATAGATACCCTGAATCACTGCGTCCGAAGGCAGCACATAGCCCGGAGGCAGCGTAAAGCCACTCCAACGCACTGCGGCGATGTTGTTGCCCAGCGGACGGCTCTGCGTATAACCAAGCGAGCCGGTCGCATTCAGCCATGCGCTGGAGGAGCCGTCGCTTGTCGGCTGCTCACGCAGCGAAGGCCAGATGTGAATCAATGCCTTGCCTGACCCATCCGCGTTCACATCATCGAGCACGCGATAAAGACGATAGCCGACCTGCAGCCAGTCGCCTTGCAAGAGCACGCCCGATGCGTTGGCTGTCCAGCCTTGTGTGCCCAACGTCTGACTTCCCGCAGCGTTGCCGCCTGTGACCGAGTTGTCTACTAATGCTCCGAACGGGCTTGACGCGGAGCCGCGAATGTTCGGCTGCATTGGGTCGCCAATCTGAAATGCGTTCGCCATACCGCGAAGTTGCATGAGGAAGCTGAGCCATGCATCCGCCTGCAATTGCGTCAGCGGCGGGAGCGTCATCGTCCCGGAGAGCATGTCGGCACCCAGCCATTGCTGTGTCTGTGTCTGACCGGTGAACGGTGACACATCGAGCGCGACCGAGTCTTTCGCGTGAAATTCCACGGCGCTCAGATTCGGTTTGGCGGGAACATCCACCACGGTCACTGACTGACCGGCTAACGTGATTGTGCGAATTGACACAGAGAGATACCTCGGCTTGTCCCGAAAGGGGTCTACTTAGGGCGGGATAGCCTAATTTCTGCGGCTGGATGGGAGTCTTGCGTTGCGTGCCTGACTCGCCGAGACACTGGCCGCAATGATGTGCGGTGCTGCGGCTGCAATGCCACGCATGACCGCAGCCTGCGTCTGTGCGGGATCGGTTGACCCGGTAGCATCGACGTTGATAAGGGTGTCGCCACCAGCGGCACGGCTCATCTTGAAGTTGGGAATGATATGACCGGACACGGACGGATTGAACAACTCGGGGCCGTGTTCTCCGACGATTGCGGGGCCGTTGATATATCCGCCATCGGCGAGACCGGGAAGGACAGCTTTCAACATGCTGCCAACGAACCCGCCGAACTTGCCCAGTGACCCTCCGGCCATTGAAGCAACGTCGGAGCCAATCGACTTTGCCGCACCCGCAGCCCCCGCAGCCATTCGCACTACCATCGGGTTAGCGGCAGTGCCAAGCGTCGGGCCTTTGCCCAGTCCAACGGCACTGAGCAGGGAGCCTTCAGCACGAGTCAGCGAAGAGTTCGCGATGGATTTGAAAAAATCGGAGCCGACCGACTTGAAGTTGGTTCTCTGCCCCATCATCCCTGCGATAATTTGGGCATTGAGTCCGTGCAGCGTGTTGCTGACAAGCTCACGCATCTGCCCAGCGGCATCGCGGGATGCTGCGACAAACTCATCCAAGGCCGAGATTGCGCCACCCACAGCAGTCGTATTGTTGATGTTCTGCTGGTCAGTGATGGCCGTGCGGTCGCGCTCGCCGGTGACCTTGACAATCTGGGCATCGAGTTCGACGCTCTTGCCTCCCATGATGTCTGCGGGGGAGAGCGCGTCCTTGGCAGATTGCAATGCGGCCAACTGTGCCGCATAGTTGGCGACATGGTCAGCCGCTTCCTGTAGGGCGGCGTCGCGCTTCGTGATAGCACCGGTCGCCAGATCATGCGCCCGAGTGATGGCATTCATCTCCTCGGTGTTCTTGGCGTTGGTCTCGCTCAGCTTGGCTTGAGCAGCGGCCATGCGTGAATCGGCCTCTTCCCATTCGTCCATAACCCGATTGAGAACGCCATCTTCCCGCTTGAGAGCTTCCGCCTTTTTACGGGCGTCCTCGTCCAGCTTGCGTAGCTGCTCATCCTGCCAGCGATACGACTCCTGATTGACTTCGCCGTACTTCGCGAGCACGAACTTATACAGTTCGGTGCCTTGCTTGGTCGCGCTGACCATACGTGACCAGTAGGTGAGCGTCTCCGCAATCGAAATCTCATGGTCAGCCTTCAGCGCGTCCAGCGCGTCGATCATGGACTTCTTTTGCTGTTCAAGCAACTGAGCAGCCAGAGCCTTTGCTCGTGCGGCTGCTTCCTTCGCCTGCGTGGCCGCTTCCTTCGCGTCCTGATCCTTTTTGAGTTGCGTCTCTTTCGCGGCTTGGTCTGCCTGTAGCTTTGCCGTTTCGTCGCGGCCAGAGATGGCAGCAAGCGCGGCACGCTCGGCGATAAGATTCGAACTCTGGTCACCGGGAGCATTCGCCTCGGTTGCTCCGAAGCTGCCTTCATGTGTCCCAACACGCCACTGCAAATCGCCCGTGAGCCGCTGCTTTTCAGCTTCGGTGCGAGACTTCATCTGTGCGTCAAGATTGTCGGCGAGCTTGGTGTCACCCTTGCCCATGGCGATTTGCTTCTGGTAGCCAAGGGACGCCATATCTTTGTTGAATAAATTGATTGCGTTGAAAACGCCTTTCGTGCCGCCCATGCCCAATAGCTCAGCACCGATGCCGTTCTCGTTCGCCTTCATCAGATCAGCCATCGCCTTCTGATCCTTGGCGAGTGAGTCGGCGAGCTTGTCTGCGTTGACACGAGCTTGGTCAAGCTCTTCGGCGATTACATTCTGGGGGCGGTGTTCGAGCTTGGCAATCTGATCGTCGAGACGGTCGTTCGAGAGACGCATTTCGTCATTGGCGAGCATCTGAGCTTGCGCCAGCGCCCGAAAGCCCACGGTGAGAGCTTCCGGCATCGCTCTGACCTTCTCGACGAAGTCATAGACCTTCGTGCCAATGTCAAATAGCATTCCGGCGAATGCGAGTCCGCCGATCAGAGGGAACGCTAGTTTCAGCGCCTGACCCACGCCGGGGATGGTCGTCAGGAATCGTTCGACCGCACGCTGATTGTTGCCCAGTGGGTCACGAAGTTCGCGAATCGCGGCGGATGACGCCTGCATAGAGGACACGGTTGCGTGTCCCGCTTCCTTTGACTTACCGGCAAAAGTATCAAGCTGACGCTGTGCCTCCGTCATCGCAGCCGTATAGTTGGCCTTGTTGACGCTCAGAACGATATTGATATTGCCCGCTGCTTCCGACATTTAGGTCGTTCCTTTTTGCTTGCTACTCTTCTCAAGCTCGCTGGCGAGAGTGGTGCAGATGGTGGTTACTACCTCTTGGCGGGTCGCCTCATAGGCTGGGCGAATAAAGGGATGTGCAGGGACATTGCCGATGTGACTGCCGCCCTTGCGGAGCTTTGCGCCATGCACGATGCGGTGGCCGTACTCGACCCAACGAGCGACATGTGCGGTGAGCTTCGCGGGGCCGACGATTGCAGACAGGGCACCGCCCTTATCCTTGGTCATGCGAGTCACGATGTCGGATTTGAGCGCACCGGGAGGGAGTGATCCACCTGTCCCGTCTTTCACGGGCGCACGTTCGACGATGGCGGCTTGCTCGATAGCGGCTCCCGCTTTGAGAGCGGTGCGGATGCATCGGTCAGCCTGCTTCTGAGTCAGCGCGTCCAGCTTCGCCTGTAACTCTTTCAGACCCTCGACTGTGATACTGATACCGTCATCTGGCATTTAGGGCCGCTTTCTCAGGTTCGGGAACATCGAACGAATACTGTCCGCAATCTCTGCCCGACGCTTCTTCGTCATTCGCGTTCGTTTGTCAGAGTGGGTAGACGACCGAGTCGTCCGAGCCCATTCGCTGGGCATGAAATCCTGTGCCTTCGTCGGCTTGTCGGCCGCGCGGAATCCGGTGTTCGCCACCCATGACGTAAGCTGAGCGGCCAGAAACTCCTGATTGACCGTTTCGACCCTTTTGCGCTTCAGCAGTGCGTCGAACTGACGCGGCGTGAGCGCATAGAAGTCCTCATCGGAAAGGCGAAGGTCATAGCGAGCCACAGACCAGAAGTGCAGCCACAGAGCGTCGGCGCTTAGCTCTGTGGCTCTATGGGGTGCTTTGCGTCGGGCTCCGGTTCGGCAAGTGACTCGCCGTAAGCCTTTGCGATAGCCTCGAAGATCGCCCCGAGATTGCGCATCGTGACCAGCTTCGCGACAGCTTCAGGCGTGATGCTTGGCTGATATGTGATGAGCGTTGCGTATAGAAGCGGAACCACGCGACCAGCATCCATACTCAACAGGTCGAGCGCGTGGAGCAGATTGACGTGAATTCCTTGCTCCCGGAGCTTTGCCTCTGCTAGTGCGATAGCGCCGAACGCAAAGCAGAGATAATAGGTCTCGTCTCCGAGCTTGAGCGGCACCTTCGGCAAGGTCGGGTCGATGGCGGGGTTCTTGGCTACCTTAGCCATGATTACGCGCCCTCGGTCACTGTCCACTCACCGTCAATATCAACGGTGAACGTGTAATCGGACTGCTTATTCAAGTCCAAGTCGAACGCGCCTGCTTCTGTGACAACGCCAGAGAAGGTGATGAGGTCGCCCGTGGTCGTCTGACCGGCAGCGCGATTGGGCTCAAGCTGCACGGAAAAGTCGAACAGTTCGGCGGAAGCAGCGGCGGCGATTACAGCAGCCTGACCGGCGTTATTGCTGACGCGAATTGTCGTACAGGTGAAGGTGCCATAGTCGATGAGCGTGCCGAGCTTGCGCTTGGTGTTCGCATCGAACGTGCTGACATCGGCAACGCCGACCTTGAGGCCGGAAAACTTTGCGGAGGTTATGTCGCCGATAGGCGTAAAAGCAAGAGGCGGGGATGAAATCACACCGGTCACGCCGCCGATTGAAATGATGGTTCCTACTGCTGTGCTTTGTGCTTTTGAGGCTGGCTGAGACATGGGGACTCCCTAGAGGGTGAGGTGGCACAAACTTTGTGCATCACTAAAGAAGCCCGTAGCGAAAACTTTGGGGGCTGCTATTGCAGCGTGTCGTAGACGTAGAACTCCGCACAGGCGCGGTACTGCAAAAGATCTGGTTCGAAAAAGTCTTGCGGCATGAGGTACTCAATGGCCGTGTTGCCCGACTGATACCCTGACAACGCCTTCACGACCGCATGGCGCAACGTCACGGCGTCTGCGTAGGTCGCACCCCAGCAGTTCACTTCCACCCGGTATCGCTGCGTACCCATGGTCGTGAAGGTCGGTGTGTTTCCGCCGCCGATGATCTTGTAATCAATGGCTGGCAGCGTGGGCGATGTCGGCAATAGCAGCGGATAAATCCGCGTGCCGCAGAAGGTCGTCACGGCAGAGTCCGAGGTCAGGGCGGTATATACGGCTTGTTCGACCATTTATTCCGCCCCGTCTAGCTCGTATGCCATCGCTATCAGTTCGCGATTTGCTTGCCGCGTATTGAGCAACGCCTGAATTTCGTAGGTGTGAACCACGCCCGTGGTGGGCTCCGTGTAGACGATGCGCTGGTTGGCGGCAATGACTACAGAGGATGTCCAGCGGAGCGTGATGCGATGGGTGACTTTGGCGACGAACTCGGCCGTCGCGTAGAGAAGCTGGGAAGCCTGAATGTCTATTGCCGCCCAAGCGGTGTAGACCGTCGTCCACGTCTGCTGCGGCTGCCCGAAGGCATCCTGTGACGTGGTCTGCGTCTGAATCTGAACTCGCTTGTTGAGCTTTCCGATGTTCATGTCGTCTACCAATCGAACGTGTCGAACGTCTCCCCGGCGAGTAGCTCAGCTACTCCCAGAGGCGTTTCTTTGAGGTTGTCGGTGGATGCGGCGGAACGATTCTCGTACCAATGCCCAATCAGGAGATACATCGCCCAGACGATGGTCTGGGGGCAGTTATTGACCACTACGCCGTCGCCATAAGTGCCAGCGGTGAAATTCACCTTGACTTGGCCGGGGATGTAGTTCTGCTGATACGGCCACGTAAAGCCCGGACTAGGCGAGATTCGCGCTGGTTCGGATGAGGTATCGACCGTGTACTTCGCCGGGTCAATCGTGACGAGGGTTACTCCGTCGTCTGCGAGATAAGAGAGTGATTCGACACTGACGGTCGCTGGCTGCGGCAGTCGTATCGTCAGGCCGCGATAGTACCAATGCATGAAATAGTCATGCGCCGTTGAGCCTGTTGTGCTCCCCCACCCCGGCCATGGGAAGTAATCGAGAGTGAGCAGCATCCGGCGGCTGAAGATGGCGCGATTTGTAATCTTCTCCACACGTTGACGAGCGGCGGTGATGAGCGCAGTTATGTATGCGTCATCCTCTGCGAAGTCAACGCGCAGATGCGCCTTAGCCTGCGCAAGAGTCACAGGCTCGACAGCGGGTGCGGTCAACTCGCGATAAGACAGAGGCATGGGCGACTCAGATCACACCCGGCCAGAACAGCCAGACCGGATGCGACGGTTGCGAAACCAGAGTCAGTGCAGACTTCGGCTTCTTTGCTTGCTTGGGTTGCTTTTTTGACATGGGCGTGAAGTAACCCCGGAGAGATGGTTGTCTCTCCGGGGCTTGGGTTACTGAATCTTCAGTCCGACAATCGGGCTGTAGGTCGTGGCATTCGCCAGGACCGGAGCCCCACCAGCGCGAGCGAAGCCGACCACGCCGAGGCGATTCAACTCAATCCAACGCTGAGACGACTGCTTGATGACGAGGCCGGGGTTGACTTCGCGCAGGAGATAACCCTTGCTGAAGTCGCCGAAGCGTACCGCAACCGCGTTGGTCGCAATCGCCGGAGCGTACTGGTCGATCTTGACGGGATAGCCAAGAATCTGACCGGCAAAACCGGAGGTTGCGCCGTCAAGATACGGGACGAAGATGGGGCGACCCTGCGTGTCCTTGATTTGCAGAACATCGCCGAGCGTTGCGTTAGTGAAGGTGAAGCAAGCACCGGACGTATAGGCCGGGTCAAGCGCAACCGACAGAGCAACAAAATCGTCGTAAGCAAGCACGCCCGCCGAGGCGGTCGTGACCGGAGCAGGGATGTGACCAGTCAGGCCAACGAAGTTGCTGGAGTTCCCTGCGTTCATCGCTTGCGAAACGCCGCGCATGTATCGCTGCGTCATCGACTGATTCACATAGCTGATGAGGTCATAGGACAAATCCTGAATCAGCTTGTTGTCGATCAGAAGTGGGTCGCCGGTACGCAGGCCGTCCGTCTTCACCGTCACGCCAGCAACGACAGGGTCGGTGCCAGAGCCGATGGATGCAGAGTCGAGAACAAGCCCGTTGCCGGTGTCATCCCACAGCGGCACGCGAACATCCTCGCCGGTGTTGGTGCGGAGCTTGCCAACGATGTCATACAGTGAGCCGGAGCTACGCTGTGCAACCACCGGGGGAAGAGCCGCGACCGGAATCATCACGCCACCGTCAGCAGCGACGGTGAGGTCACGCTGTTCGAAACGCTCGCCGCGCATGTACGCACGGAACGCGGTGTTGGATGCACGATTACGCTCTTCTTGCGAGCGGGTGTCGGCGTCCTGCGAGTCGAAGCCGTCACGCGGAGGGCGGTTGGTCGGGAGACTGCGCTCTTCCGACTCGGCACATGCTTCCATGCGTTCGATGTCGGCCTTGAGGGCGTTGGCGTCGGTGAGCATGGCGTCGATCTTGGTGCGCTGCTCGGCGGACAGTTCGGGAGCGGACATAAGCTGACGAGTCTCCGTCAGAAGCCGGTTCCGCTTTTCATTGAGTTCACGAAGGGTCATAAAACTTCCTTTGGTTAGGGTTGAGGTTGGCGGTTGAGCCGTCCGGTGATGCTTGAGCAGCGCACAGGCGGCGAGAGAGCTTAGAGAGCTTCGGCAATTCGCAGCCGAAGCATGGTGTCTGTTTGCCAGAGCGCAGAGTTCCGCTCTGCTCCGAGACACTGAGGATCGGCACTGCAAATGCCGCAAGATTCGTCGAGACATTGAGCGCACGCGCATGTGCAGTGCTCAGTGAGTGAGCGCGTGGACTTCGTTGCGTCGGTCGCGACGTGCGCCTCGAAGCGCGACCGCATCTCGGCTGGCATGGACGCCGGGAGATTGCGTACCTGAGAAGTCGTGAGTGAGTACGCCGGGTACGTCACAGGCGATACGTCCAGCAGTTCCTCAAACTCAAGAATTCGCCGGGTTACGGTGCCATCGGCGTTGTCCGTCCACTGATCGCGTTTCGTGATGAAGCCGAAGCTGGACTGAGTTACATCCTTCCGGCGCATTGACACGATGAGGTCACGAGCGAGTGTGGTGTCGGGCGGGTCGATAACATAGGCGAGGCCGCGAGCATCGAGGGAGAGCGTCAGTGTATTTGCGCTCGTTCGACCGAGTACGTGGTCGGGGTTGTGATTCCACAGCGCCCGAACGTCCGGATTGCTCGCCATCACACTGTCGAAGGCGTGCGGGTCGATAATTTCGTTCCACATCCCGAACGGGTCACTTGAGACATCGACCAGCGCGGCATAGCCGGTGATCTTCGCAGCCTCGCCGTCGTCGGAGACGCGGAACTTCTGCGTGATATTGCGGTACTCGACGTTAGTTTTCATTGCTTGGGTCTTCCTGTGGAGCGGGTTGCTGCGTTGTGGGAATGAGCAGCTTGTCTTTCAAAAGCTGGCTGGCGTCGGCCATGTTCACTGGGTAGAGGAAGGTGTCGCCTTCCAGACCGATAGGGTTCATGCCGAGGTCTTCCCGAATGTCATTGACCGAGAGAAAGCCCCACTGCCGACCGAGCGCATAGCTCGCCATCTGGGTCTGCGTGTCGCCCCGTAGTCGCTCCGTCAAATCGAACTTCACGAACAAGTCCGGACTCTTGGTCAGGAGCTTGCGTTTCAACTCCGCTTCGATACGGGCGACAATCGGTCGCAGCGTGTCGGTCACGAAAGTCAGTTGCGCCTGCACGTGATTGGCATTCGACAGCCGTGAAGTGTCACCCACCTGATGCGGCTGGAGGTGAAACATCGCCGCAATATCGGCACGCTGGAAATTGCGCGTTGCGAGAAACTGAGAATCTTCAGGCGAGATGCCGATGGTTTTTACATCCCAATCGCCGAACAGAAAACCTTGCTTGTTCCCGTTGCTGCCGCCGTATGCCGCCTGCCACGACTCCCGAAATTCTTTTTGCACCTTCGGGTCAGGCTTGGTGCCCTTGTGAATCAGGATTGTGGGAACATGAGCGCCGTTGCCGAACCATCTCGCA